CATACGCATCTTCAGGTACAAGTGATCGCTGGTGAAGCCAGAGCCTCGTCCTGCGTCATCTTCGATCTCAATCCCGCCCCAGCGACCGAAGACCATTTCGCCCCAGTTGCCGTAGAAGACATCGCCGCAATCGGCTGCTGTGTCTGCACCGGGCACGCCGTCTGCGGCAAGCACCTGTGCAAGTGAGAGTCCAGCAACTTGATTGCTTGCTACTTGCGAGGAGGCACCGAAGTCGCCAATGACTCCGCGAAGAGCATCGTCGCTCAGGAACGGCCCACCTGCGAGGTATGGTCCCGCGCCATCATCGCCACCAGCACCAGCACGTTGCTTCTTGAGCCTACGGATGAACCGTGGACTGGAAATCAGTGCTGCCGTTGAGTCAGCCATGATGTCGTTGTCCTCAAGGGCACCGACCATTTCCATGAGTGCGTCGAAGTCAAACTCGTAGTTTGCTGCACTGCTGACATCTGTGCCGTCCCAGATACCCAAGGGGCCACCATCTGTGGCTGTTCCGAGGAATACGATCGGGCTTTCCATGTCGTTGATGTCGCCATCTGAAGCGAAGTCAACGTGGGCAGCCTGAGTTACGGCACCCATGATGCCGCGAGGGGAGGAACCCATGCCCGTTCCGTACAGGGCTGCGTAATCGATCTTCTTGGCAGCGGCACGAACCATGTCGTTTCGGAGCAGGTTCTCAAAGCCGTATCCACCAAGCCGACGCATCTCGTCGGTCAGGCGAACCAAGACACCCAGTTTCTTTGGGGTCATGGTGACATCGCCAACCTTGGTTTGCGATTCGGCATACGTATCTTCTTCGCCAATCCAATATGCGACGGTGCCGCCTTGGAACTTGGGAACCTTGACCGTGCCACCAGAGAGTCCATCAAGGACGCTGGCGCGAGTTTCACCCTCACCACCTTGGTTGATAATCACACTGTTGGCGTAGATCGCACTGATCACATCAGGGATGACTTGATCGGGTACGAAGTAACCACCGGCAGAATCAACATTCGTTGCCTGAGCCTTCGTGCGGACGGTGTTGAACACATCTCGTTCAAAGCCAGCCTTATCCCAGTTGTTCGTGCGGATTGCTGTCATCGCGCGAATCAATGAGAATTGGTCTGCCTCATCATCAAGACCCGCAATGTAAGTCGGTGAGTTCTTCTGACCCTCCTTGAAGGTTTCAAAGTTCTCTCGGAACTTGTCAAACTCATCGCTTACCTCTTTGACATTGACATCTTCAATGCCAGAGGCTTTGATTGCGCTGCCCAAAGACTGAACGGTATCCGCCAGTTCTTCGTTAGACTTGTTCAGGTTCTCGACGTTCTCAAGAAGACGACGAGCAACTTCACGCTCTGGGTTGTCTGGGGTCGCGTTTGCGTCCATGCTCATTAGAAACTCCTCGCGGTTCTGCGAAAATCAAGTGTTTCTGCTTGCGGATCCATCCATCATCCGTAGGCATTGTTCTAGTGCTGAAGATAATACTGTACTTTCCTCATTGCCTTCAACTGAGAAATCTACATTATTTTCTGATTCCACTGTTTCTCTGAGGTCCGATGTGATCTCAATCAATGTGTCAATACGCTCAATGAGCCGATCTTGGCGAGTTATTGAAGCGGCCATCAACTGTACCATAACTTCTGTATTTCGTTCTGGGGTTGCAATTTCTTCCTGATCAACATTCTCGTTGATCAAACCCTCTTCTTCTGCCTCTGCTTTGATCCCTTCGACACAAACAGACCTGCGACTTGAGAATGATTCATCGCTCAAAACAGGCTTCTCGATATCACTATGGCAGTTTATCCGAATTTCTGGGAAAATCGAGTACCACGTTGAACAGAGAATGTTGTCGGAATCCAACCATGATTTCTCTGGGGACTCGTCGCCCAAACACTCCCGCCTCCGCAATTCACGAATGACATTGATGTCGTCGGATTTCAGAAGACCTTTGCTCTTTGCAGTGGCCAGCACTTGATGCGCGCCAGAGTTTGCAGGGACCGAACAAATTGTCCATTCCAATAGAGAATTATTTTTGTATACGACCCCGCGATTTCCCAAACCGAGTTTTTCTCGCTCATCCTTGTCATCGACACGGATGATCTCGCCGGGCATAAAGCCAACGGATCCGGTGCGAAGGAATCGTGCTTTTGCCAACCGGAAGATCACATCTGCTGCTGGGTACTGCTCTTTGGTAGCGAACAGGGGCATAAGGCGAAGGGCAGGACCGCTGTAGTCCTTATCTCGACGATTTTTGATCTCACGGCCAATGACATTGCCAATTGGTGGTGCTTCCCAGTTATGGCCGTAAAGAACAACAGGGTTGTTGTCGAACTCGGAGAAGTCCCACGACTGCTCCACGATGTCGCCATGACGATCAACTCGCTGGTCCGAAGCCCACCATGGGATCACTCGGTCTTCGTATCCCTCCTCCCATGGCAAACCACTCTGCTCCACTGCGGTTCGGAGTGCCGCAGCGTCAATGGCAAATGAGCGGCAGGAAAGGCCAGTGGATTTTGACAATGTTAATTGCCCATCTCCAACATCCTTAACGTGCGTGTCATGCCCCTCTGTGGATTCTTCAGCAAGAGACCGCAAGAACTTTTGTACACCGTCCTGCGTGTCAATGATTTCGGCTGAGTTAATTTCAATGCTCATTTCATACCTCGATAACTGGGGTCAGCACACATCGGCAGTTTACAACCTGACTGGCTGGTGCTTGTGGGTCGTGGGGATGTAGCATGGCCCCGGACTTTCCCAAGAACTCCATGTAGTTATAGCCAACAGCCCTTGGTCCAGAACGGCCAAGTCGGCGGTGGTCTGGCCGGACTTTCTCGTCCAAAGCAGTTGTCCACTTTCGTTTTTCGACACCCTGTGCATCAAAGATTTTCTCCCGCAAACCATTGATGTATGTCGAGGATTCTGTGCGAGCCACCCTTAGTGTTCTTGATGCGGAGGCCCTAACCCGAAATACATCCTCAAAGCGTCTTCGCATTTGTTGGACGGTTTCTCCGTTGGCAATGGCAATCCGTGCGCTGTGCCGCAGGTCACGTTGGATGTCCACTGGTACGCCACCAAGAACAACCGCTTGGTGTCCAATGGTGTATTCCGTAAATAAAGCGTCGTCCACTGATAAAACCGCATAGCCCCCAAAGTCCTCTTTAATTGTGAATGCGAAGGTATCCACCAATGCTTCGGTCCACAAGGGTGCTAGTGATGAGCCAAGAGACCCCCTCAAACTCTCGATTGAAAGAATGATCTCATCAATCAAGTCCTCGTCAATTGGCTCATTGTCACCTCGAAGGATCGCATCAACCCGTGAACCCATCCTTGTCTCCATGGCTTCGTCGAATCTTGACATCTGAAGTGCTTTTACCTCATAGACATACGATCGCCACTTTGGTGAAATCTTCCGCTCTAATGGACCCTGCAATTTGGATACATATCTCCTCCAATAAGCACCCTTCGCCTTCTGTGTATCCTTGGACCCAGTGGATGCTGCTGACTCCTTAGACTCAATCTCCTTCTGAATTGAGTCAAGGAGCGGATGGTCCGCTGATTCTTGTACTGGATCGGCCCCAGTCTCCGTTTTGGCCCCCATTGGGTTTGGTGAAGTTGCAATGACATCAACGCGAGCAAGCATCGGGTTTGCCATTGCCACTTCAGACAACTCATAGTCGGGTGGTTCGATGCCTACGAACTTAAAAGCACGGTCGGGTGGCATGTGGATCTGGAAGTCACAGAGTTTTTTGACAACATCAACCTTGTCGGAAAGTCCTGCCCGCAGTGCTTCAACGCCAGCCAAATCAAACGCACCAACAAGATTGTCTTGCTGTTGGTACATGAGCGTCCCATCAACGACATCCTCAAAGTACCGGATCTCTGGCAGAATGGTCTTGTCCCAGAAGTTCGCGTCCTGACCCAATTGTGTTGAGTAGTTGATGTTTTCTGTGATGCCGACAATTGTCTTTGGAACACGCTGTGCTGCAAAAATCTGCTCGCGGTTATATTTGAGCGATTCTTGATACTCCATGTCTTTGGGGGAAAGCCCCGTTGGGACGTATTCAAGACCACCTGTCAATATCGCTAACTCATTGGCGTTGTTTGCCCCTTTGTGACGCTGCTCCCATCGCTCAAGAAACTCCAACTCTTCATCAGAAGACCATGGTTCGGTCGCACCCTTGTCTACAAGAATGCCCCCGGGGTCAGCCCCATTCTCTAGGATGCCCCTGTTGTGTGCCTGTGCGAGGAGGTCGAGGTTGATCGCACCAGCCGCTGGCGTGATTGGGGCTACGCCACGGAACAAGTCGTTTGGGTTGAAATACTTGAATTGAATCACTTCATCGGGATTCAGGATCGCATATTCATTCCGGCTGGCTCCGCTTCCACCAACAGACTTGTCTCCCTTGATCGCGTATTTCCAACCCACAAGGCGACCGTTCTGGACGATCGCTTCAAATAGTTCTGGTGACAGGGGGTAAATCTCACCGGGCAAGTCTCCCTTTACCCTTGATGGAACCCTCTGGCCTTCCTCGTCAAGTAACAGCCAAAAGCATTCGCCCCGCAACGACATCCAGAGTTCTGTGGCCATCCAAAGTTGATGGCCCATCATCACTGGATTCGGGCGGTTAAACACATCAATTAGCGGGTGGTCGTGGTCAGCGATAAGTTTCTTTGACGGCAGACCTGCAAATCTATTGGGGTTCGCTGCTCTCGTTAAGTGACGCTGCACCGCCCGCCGACGCCTGCCAGTGCCAAGTGTGAATTTTCGATCTGCTGCCTTTGCCCTCGCTCGTCGGTCTTCAACAACCGCCGATTCCTCCCTGTACACCATAAAGGGTGCTTGTGAGAGGTTGACTGCCCTTGCCATCGCTGCCGCATACACAAACGCATGGTTTTCAAATGGCTCTTCTGAACGAAACAGTGGGTCATGGCGAAGGCCAAATAGATGGCTCACAAATGACTTATATGTCTTTTTGATAGACTCGCCAGCGCGCCGCCGCTCCCTCACGGTTCCCTGTGTCAACTCCTGAATGGGAAATGGTGACCCGTCCGGACCAAGAATGGTTGGTGCTTGTGTCATTTACGTCGTTTTTCTAGGTTTTCAAGACGCCTGCGAAATTCTTTAAGTGTGACTTCGATGCTTTTCGCGTGAGTCGCAACCTTCCAGACAACAATTGATGTTGTCAACACACCACCAACGAAAAGCCCGAGGGGTAGTAGTGTTGACTCACCAATAACATGGCTTCCCGATGAGCCAAGGTATTCCGATAGTCCAATTGAGGCTATGCCAGATCCACTGGCACCGAAGCCCCAAAGCATGAGTGCTTCTGTAAAGGTCCGTATCATTAGATCGGTGTCACTTTTTTTTGTTGTTGCCATTGTTTAGCAGCCGGGAGATTTGTGGGCGCAAATAGCAACCGCCAACAACACCAATGGCAACCATCAACACCGACCACCAAACTGTTCCCAGAAATGCGTCTATTGAAGCGATACACATTATTTATTTCTCCAGAATGACCACCCCCTGTGGGAACCATTCACGACGGGTGATGGAACAGGGGAGGTAGCGGAGCGTTTTACGCCCCAAACTCTTTTAATTTGAACATAACTCCACGAAAGTGAAATCAAGCCTGTGCCCACGATCATGGGAATAAAAATAGCGTGCGCGAATTTATTGATGGCATAATTAATCAACACCAATAAAACTCCACCGATCAACCCCCTCAGACCCATTCGCCCAGAAGTGATTATTAAACAAGCCATGCCTGCGAGGATTGAGATCCCCCCTGTCCACGAAAGGATTGCCAAGGATCCTGTTGCGGGATCACAGTGACCTGTGGCAATGCCAGATAGGGGAGATCCGCCTATGCCCGGGCCAACCCTGTTGGGGATGCAGCCAACGAGCGGTGCAAGAAGAATTGTGGTCGCAAGTCGCATTGCCAACTCCATTCGGTCAGCAGTATATCTATTGTGGAATTTATGTCTAGTGAAATCAGATTCTTCTGAATTTGTCTGTGAAAACAATACCGGGCTTTCTCCGTCGAACCTTACGCATCTGCCACGCAATTGCCCATTTCATCACATTGTCATCATAGGATCCAGAGTCGCCCGCGTAGTTACCGGATGATTGACGCCGAAAGGTTAAACATTCGCCAATGAAATCTACGTCTCGTACGACCATATGGCCGTCGTGAACCGCCTCCGCGAGTTCATCGAGCATGATCGGGCGGGTCTTTGAGTTGGTTGACCACCCCATGCCAGCGTTAGGTGCCCTCGAAGGGTTGTGGTAGTACAAATGCTTCATTGGCTTACGCCAACCCATTCGCCTGATCCTCTGGATCACGGCATATCCGTATTTCTCTACCTCAACGCCAACAAGTGCGTTGTTGTACTCTTTTGCCGTCTCAACACACAACTCAGCAAGCCTGTCAGGGGTGAATCGCCCATGGATCGAACAAACCTGCTTGCCAGACTCACGCTCCAGAACACCAAGACCGTTGGGGTCGGACCCGGGTAAACCCTCACTGGTGTCGCAGCCAATGACATAAGTCTTGTCTTTGTCGGGCTTCTCCCAGACGGCTTTGTACCCAGAACCGCCGCGTGCCGAAACAAGCGGAAAACGGTCATACTCATTGGGGGTGCGATCCAGAAGTGTCATCAACGCATCAGAGTCAAAAAAGCAGTCGCCAGCGGTCAGGAAGCAACTCTCATCGTCTTCTGGATACTCTTGACGGAACAACGCGCCTAGACGCCTTGTGGCAGCACGCCGCCATGCGATCTGATCTGACTTTAACCCGTGTCGAGTGACAAGATCAGACTCCTTGTCTGATAGCGTCTCAATTATCTCACGAATCTTCTCCTCATCATCCAAAATGATTCGATTACGACGATCGTCAAACCACCTCAAACAAATCGGCGTCCAGTCGTTTAAGCCCCTCTTGGCCTCTTTGTACAACTGGCAGAATAATTCGTTCCCCTTTGGTGTCGTCTCCAGAACAACCTCACCGTGAGATGTCGCCTCTTCCAACGCCGCAAGCATCTCTCGTTGGTTTTCAACCTGCTTTGGACCCTTACACCACTGTGAAACCTCACTCCCGTGAACCTTCTGAAGCGTAAAGCCACGACCGAAACCGCCAGATGCCGCCGTGCCAATGCGAAATGTTGAGTTCATGGTCGGGAAGTCAAGGCGACGAGAATTGCCCGGACCCTTGATCTCTGGTGCATAGGGGTCACGACCGTGCATTAGTTGTGCAATCTTGAAAATTTCAGCAGTGCTTTCCGCTGTATGCGCAATCGTCACAACATCGCGGTTCATCTTTGACGTTGTGTATTGATACGAAAGCCCCTGCTCCAAAGTTGTAAACCCACCACGCCGATACTTCAATAACAAGAACCGCTGTGGCCTACCCTGAATTTTCGCAAGACGCTTTATTGCCAAGTAACGCTTCTGAATTGGCGAAATCTCAAAAGGAGTGACCTGAGTGCCAATACTCGCACCACCAGAGTCTTTGTCTGTGCGGATATGCAACCGCTCACGCGAATACCGAGAAAAGGACTCGATAAGTCTCGATGCGATTGATGGGTTGACTGCTTTTGCTAACTCTCTTGCGAATCGCTTGGCAAGGTCATCGCCGCTGAGTTCAACGGCGAGCCGGTCAACTGCTTCCCGATTGGAATCTGACTCTGAGATCCATCACCTCCTAGTGCCTCTTCGAGGACACTTGTTATTTCACCAGCAAACGAAGCACGCCGCTCCACAGGTATGTAACGCAAAGCCACCTTGGCAACCGTCTGGGCAATGTCATCAACTTTACGGATGTCAATTGTCTTCTTTGTCGGCGCGTCGAGTCCCGCCAACTTCGCTCGCCTTTCCATGATCCGGATGATCGCGTTGACCGTGCCAAGAGACGCATTCTGGTCCTGCGCACTTCTCGGTATAGTGTCGCCCGACTCATCAACCTTTTCCGAGCGAGCCTCTGCCAGTTGTTGCCACATCTCATTCTGTAAGTCATCGAGACGCTTGCATTCTAACGCACGAACGTCAGATGCCGTCTCATTTGCCTGAGAAGCGTACTCTTGCATTGTTATTTTGTAATCACGACACACGGTCGTTACAGAAGTGCCAAGCAACTCAGCAATCTGCCGAAAAGATTTGCCACGAAGACGCAACTCCATGACTTGCACCCGACGCCTCGCAGCGTTTATACGCAAACTGCATTGGCGAACCTTCCCCTCAGAAGGCTCTTTTTTTAACCATTCCTCATGCTCTTCCCGCAAATATGCCTTGCCGTTGCTGATTATCTGGTCTTCTGGGATGCCATCACCCTTGTCTTGGGGATTTATGTTATCCATCGGTCTTCACCTCTACCTTGGCACCTAGTTTTCTCAACACCTTCGCAATATCTGTCGCGGTGTCGCAGGTGGCGTCCTCGCACAAATCTGGGATAGCCGCGTGAAGCAACTCGTGAATGAGGGTGTCCATCAGGTCTGCGTTGGATTGATTTAGCGCAACACGAATGCACTTTTTTGGACGCTCTGGATCATCGCATTCGCCATAGGCACCTGACTCAAGACGATCGACAAATTCTAATTGCCAAATGCGACCGCGAATGTTGACTCTCATCTCACTCTTTACTAGGGTCATTCCCGGTTTCACCTTCGTCAATACACATGATGTTGTCAGGGTCATCATCCTCGACAGGTTTGTAGCCGAGAGCGCGAAGAAAACCCGGCAAAGACATCTGCATAATCTCTTGAGAATGGATCGCTTGGCGACGAACACTGCCGAGGGCCGGTTTACATTCGGATGTGTCGCCAATCTCTGTTACCCAGTGGGTCAGGCCGCCGAAAAACGAAACCTTCCACTTCTCGCGGTTTCGACGCCAAATAACAACTGGCAAAGTTCCGTGCGGTGAGTCTTGGATGGATTGCTCTAGTTTTATTCTGAGAACCGCATTGTCTTCACCAATGTCCTCGCGGTGGGTGACTTCAATGTGAATGCCACGGATATTGTGGCGGATATCTGGCGAGTCAGGCCCGCCATGATGTTGCCTGCCGGTTGATGTGGAAATTAATTCCCCACTCAAAACATGCCGCCAGCCAGATGGGTATGGCGTCCGTCCGGGGTTGAGGGCGTGGACAAGTGACAACTCGCCCCTCTTTCCTTTGCTCCGCGATCTCTTTCCGACCTCCGACCTGTTTGTCGCCATCCATGGCACTCCCGTGTGTGTTTGCGTTTCATAGTACCATGTTTTTTTATTATTACAATTACGTGTATATACGTGGGGTGGGGGTCGAAAAACGACACGCGAATTTTAAGAGCCTAAGCGTATACCTCACAATCATATTTTTAGCGTCAGAATTCGTAAGTCCCCACCTGACAACGACTTACGGACACTGGTTGTAAGTCCCTGTCAGACAACGGTTTACAATTGGCAGTTGTAAGTCGTTGACTGTCAATGGTTTACGTGCAGGCACAAGATGTAGTGGGTAGTGGCAATGGCATACCACATGTAGTGGCACCACATGTAGTGGCACTACATGCAGTGGGTAGGGGTGAGATCCGTTCTTGTGTACAGCGGATCGCGGGGTGTGGTGGCGGCCATGGTGGCGGCCGGTGGTGCCGCTGGCATGGTGCCGCATACTGCTGCTGCTG